CTGAACAAATTCAGGATATTGTCATGGGTACGATTGCAGGCGCTTTGGATACAGGCGACTTGATCGGCGGTTCACCAGAGATGCGCGAAGTACCGCAGATGGACGAACAGATGCCAGAAGCGCCTGAAATGGGCGAACAGCCTGAACAACCTGAAATGCCAATGCCTGAACAAGCCCCTGAAGGAATGATGTAATGAGTTGCGCTGATTTTATAGGTACACTGTTTCTTGCGCGCGATGTGGCCCACTCGACGCACTTGAACACGCGCAGCTTTGCCAAGCACTCCGCTTTGAACACGTTTTACGACGAAGTCATCGAACTGGCGGACAAATTTGCAGAGGCTTATCAAGGGAAATATGGCCTAATCGGCCCCATTTCGCTTATGTCAGCTAAGAAGACTAACAACATTGTTGAGTTTTTAGAAGGTCAGGTAGACGAACTTGATGCAATGAGGTATAAAGTTGTCGATAAGGAGTGTACCCCACTTCAAAACATTATCGACGAGATTTTTGGGTTGTATTATGCGACCTTATACAAACTGAAATTTTTGGCTTAGGATAATATGTATGTCTGCTAATTTTACCGCTTTGAGTGCCACCGCGCAAGTCAAGATTGGTCTTGGCAAAGTGAAGGGTATCTTTGTGTCTTCAGGCACTAGCCCTACTATTGCTGTTTACGATTCCGCAACGGCGTCTACTAGCGATCCAGTTATCGTAGCAACTTTTACTGGGGCTACTCCCGGTAACTATGTGTTTACTGGCGATGCAGACGGCGTGGTATTTAGCAAGGGTTTATATGTCGTTCTCGGCGGCACAACGCCTAAAGTTTCTGTTTTTTACGAATAATATCGTAATCAACATATTACTTTTAACGTGTAAGGACACATAATGCCGCAAGTATTTCTATCACCTTTAGGCGGCGCGGGCGCGCAGTTTTTTGATAACAACGGCGTTATTCTGTCGGGTGGCAAAATTTACACGTATGCCGCAGGAACCACAACGCCACAGACAACTTACACCAGTGCATCTGGCGCCACGCCCCATGCAAATCCTATTGTTTTGGACAGTGCAGGCCGCGTACCGGGCGGCGAAATTTGGCTAACATATGCTCAAGTCTACAAATTTGTTATTGAGACATCGACAGGCGTTTTGCTAGGTACGTTCGATAATATATCTGGTGTAAATGCCGCCCAAATTAACGCCGACATTGTGGTCTATGATCCACCTTTCACTAGCGCGGTTTCTACAAATGTTGAAGCCAAATTGGCGCAATATCTTTCGGTGCAAGATTTTGGGTCGCCAGTAACAGCGGCTGTTTTACAGGCTGCAGTAAACGCTGCCTCTGCTGAAGGTAAGGCTTTGTATCTTGGCGACACAAACTTTACTATTAACACCACCATAGCTATACCAAACGCTGACATAGTTATTTATGGCCCCGGCGCAGCCGCGCTTACCATTACGTTCACAGGCACGGGCAGCTTGTTTTCTGGCACAAGCCTTTTTTCAACAACAAACGTAGATATTGGTGGGTTTACTGCTATAGCTGGCGCTCCAAACTGTGGCGTGGCAGTTTACCTTCAGTATGCTACGTCTATCGGCGTTGATATTCGAGCCGCAAATATTTTTGATATAGTTGTAGACGGCAATAGCACAAACTATTGGACGGGCGGGTTTAACATAAACAATGCGCGTAACTCTATTTTCGCTGACTGCTATGTGCATGGGCCAACTGATAACCTAACCAAAACGCAGTACGGGTTTTTGATTGCTGGCCAAGCTACAGACGTAAAAATTGATAACTGTCAGGCTGTCTCTGTAGGCACAGGCGTTCAGATTTTAGAAAATGGCGAAGGTACAATGATCAGCAATTTTGTTGCTGTCGATGTAAATGTTGGCGTTAGTAAATTGCATTCAACTGGCAATGCTGAACCTTGGCTTGCAATGTCAAATTGGCATATTAACTGCCGCCAAACAGGTATCTATCTTAAAGATGTTCTGCAAACCACCATTACAAACGGGCTGTTGTACGCTCAAAATGCTACTGGTGCGTGGATCGGCGTTCATGTTGATACCCCAGCCGTTGTAAACCAAGACGTTATGGTTGATGCGCTTATTGACGGGCAACTTGCTGGCGGGGGTGTTACATCAACCACAGGGCTTAAAATCAATTCGGGTAACGGCGTTAGCGCACGTTTGAAATTGCGTTCCCTTGATGTCGGCGCAGACATTGCGGCAGGCGTTACCAACTCTGTTATTTCACTTGAGCCTAATGCGGTTACAAACATCGTAACAGGCGCTGGCGTTTATGCGGCTACTAATCGCATATTCACTAATCTCCCCGCGCTAGGGTACGGCATCCCTAATAGGGGTGGCCCATTCAACGGCGACAATTCCGCCACGGTAAATAAATCCGCAGAGTTGTATTGTTTTGGCGAAGATACAACCGGATTAGTAAAAGCTGCTGGGGGACATCGCGCAGTTTCTCAAGATGCAAACTGGGTAAATACGCAAATTGAATTGTTTGCGCGACGCGGCGATGCCATTGTAGAAGCGTTAATTCTTTACGGGAATGGGACTCCAGAAGGTGCTGTTACAGCACCACGGGGTGCATTGTTCACTCGCAGCGATGGCGGCGCTGGGACAACCTTGTACATCAAGGAAAGCGGAACAGGTAACACAGGATGGGTAGCAAAATGAACAACTTTGAACTTCTTCTAATGTGCTATAAATCTGGACAAGTCAGCGAACATCAATGGACTGAGCATTTGAAAGATGTTGACTTTGCTGAGTGGATGAAAAATCACCCACGTTAACTAAGATTGCCAGACTGCATCAAATGATGTAGTCTAGCCACCAACCGTACTGATGCGGCTCATCAGGAACTCTTTAAGGGTTAAACATGGACGATAATGTCTTTACCGAAGCGGATGCCTCCGCGCCAGAACTCGAAGCCACGGCAGCAATCGAGCCTGTAGAAAACACGACGCCGGAAGAGCAGTCTGCTGAGCAGGAAGCACCCAAGACCTTCACACAAGAAGACTTGGACGCCATTGTAGGCAAACGACTCGCAAGAGAGCAGCGTAAATGGGAACGCGAACAGGCTCAAAGAGCAGAGGAAATGCAGGCACGGCAGCAGCCGATCCACGACATAACCCCTGATCAATTTGAGACTTATGAGGATTACGCAGAGGTTTTGGCCGAACGTAAAGCCGAAGAACTGCTGGCACGCCGTGAAAAGGACAGCCAGCAACGTGCAATGCTAGAGTCTTATCACGAACGTGAAGAGGCGGCGCGGGACAAATATGACGACTTTGAACAAGTCGCATACAACCCCAACCTTCCAATCACCGACGCGATGGCACTAGCAATACAAGCGTCCGATATTGGTCCCGACGTGATTTATCACTTAGGGCTTAACCAAAAAGACGCCCAGCGTATTTCGCGTATGGACCCCATTTTGCAAGCTAGGGAAATTGGTATGATCGAGGCGCGGCTTACAGCCGAACCTACGCTCAAAAAAACATCCAACGCCCCGGCACCGATTGCACCTGTCACTGCCCGCACCTCTGGTGCGCCGACATTTGATACGACAGACCCACGGGCCGTAAAGTCCATGAGTACGTCAGATTGGATTGAGGCAGAACGGCTACGGCAGATCAAGAAGTTCGAGGCACAACGCAACAGATAATTTAGGATTATTACCATGTCTAACTCGATTTTAACAATCGACATGATCACGCGCAAGGCGCTTGAGATTCTCGAAAACAACCTTGTTCTTACACGTAACGTAAACCGTCAGTACGACGACAGCTTTGCTGTTGAAGGTGCCAAGATCGGTTCAACCCTGCGTATCCGTCTTCCAGACCGCGCACTTGTAACTGATGGCGCAGCCCTTCAGGTACAGGACGACAACGAGCAGTTCACAACTCTGACCGTTGCCAACCAGAAGCACATCGGCGTTAACTTCACCACTGCTGAATTGACCATGCAGTTGGACGATTTCGCAGAGCGTGTTCTGAAGCCACGTATCTCGCAGCTTGCTTCGAGCATCGACGCTGACGTTGCAAACTCGTTCTTGACCATCGGTAACACTGTCGGCACGCCCGGCACTACGCCAGCTACTTCGGCTGTTCTTCTTGCTGCACAGCAGAAGCTGAACGAAAACGCTGCCGTGATGTCGCCACGTTATGCCACTGTCAACCCAGCCGCAAACGCTGGTTTGGTCGAAGGCATGAAGGGTCTATTCAACCCAACCGACACGATCAGCAAGCAGTTCAAGAACGGCATGATGGGTACTGGCGTACTTGGTTTCGACGAAATCAATATGTCGCAGTCCATCAAGCAGTTCACCACTGGTACGCGCGACGCAACTGGCGGTTCGACTTCGGCTGCTGTAACGGCAGAAGGCGCAACCACCATCGCCATCACTGGCGCTGGCGCTAACGACACCGTCAAGGCTGGTGACGTGTTCACTGTAAACGGTTGCTTTGCTGTCAACCCACAGACCCGTGAAAGCACAGGTTCGTTGTTCCAGTTCGTTGCATTGGCTGATGTCTTGCTCAACGGCTCTGGCGCAGGCAGCATCACTGTTGCACCGATCTACTCGGCTGGTCACGCGCTTGCTACCGTCAATGCACTGCCTGCCAACAGCCAAGCAGTTGTGTTCGTTGGTGCATCCAACTCGCAATACGCGCAGAACCTCATCTACCACAAGGATGCCATCACCTTCGCAACCGCCGACCTTCTGCTCCCACAAGGCGTAGATATGGCTTCGCGTCAGGTACACAACGGCATCTCGCTTCGCGTTGTTCGTCAGTACGACATCAACAACGACCGTATGCCTTGCCGTATTGACGTTCTGTATGGCTACAGCACGATCCGTCCGCAAATGGCCGTCCGGATGTGGGGCTAATTTAAACATGGCCCTCGGTTCGCCGGGGGCCAAACTTTTTAAAGGATTTTTATCATGGCTATTCTACCTAATGGCGCCGGCGGTTATCAAGTTGGCGACGGCAACCTCGGCGAAGTCACGCTGGGCGTATCCGCAATCCCTACCGCGTACACCGCGGGTGTTACGCTGAC